CCAGCGATCAGATGTCACCGACAGAATATGAAAACCAGTATTATCAACGGCTCGGAAGTGTCTAGATTATCCGTGGCGATTCACAATAGGAAGATGTGAACATTTAAAAGATGTTATCAATGATGTTTTGGGTCAGAGAGATATGGCTGCTTCAAGGATAACTTCTGCCACAAGACAGTCCGGTAACTCATCCATTCACGGACCTATTAAAGAGTTCGATTTTGAAAAAATAGATAGGGAAATACTAAACCTGAAAGAGGCAGATCAAGAATTAGGCGTTCGGATAGCCGAATACAATGAATGGGCCGAAAAAGCAGGCAAGAGAAAGATTACATTTTCAAAATACTAAATAAAACCGCCTCCGGGCGGTTTATTTATTGCCATCACAATGGGTAGGCAAAAGAGCTTTTTGGAAGTGGGAACGCAGCCCCACAACCAAGCGTGAAAAGTAAGACGTCATTCATGGTCACATCATTTGTTTGGTCGAACACCTTGCGGTACACAGCTTGGCACATCTGAATGGATTTCTTCATGGCGTTACTCCTTGCTCGGATTGTTGCATTCATCATGGATAGTGTTTTTGGCATCAAAGGCAACCAGAGTAGCCCTATCGTTATTACATTTTTCACAGTCTGAATGACGTCACCTTCGCAGCTTCCAAAAAGCTCTAAGTTCACTATTGATCAATCTCTAATAAACTCAAAGGATTTTTTATGGATAAGCCGGACTGGGAGGCTATCGAATCGGCTTACCGGGCTGGTTCGTTATCAGTTAGAGCCATCGGTGAAAAGCATGGCGTTAGCCACGCCACCATCCTGAAAAGAGCAAACAAAGAAGGATGGCAGCGCGACCTGACTGAAAAGGTCAGGACAGCAACCAAGGCCAAAGTAACCAAGTCGGTAACCAAAGACGGTAACCAGTCACCGGTGGTTACTGACGCGCAGATTATTGACCAGGCATCCGATGAAGCCGCCGCAGTAATTATGGCTCATCGTGAGGGTCTGGCGGCATGGCGTGGCATCACCAATAAGCTCCGCGACTTCCTCGAAGATGCAGAAATAACGGAAGACAATCACGCATCCATGTCCCGTTCAATCACTGCCGGTGTCGATGCTCAAATCAAAGTGATTAACGCAGAGCGCAAGGCGTATAACCTCGACTCTGAGGAAGCCAATAAGACGGTCGATGACCTGTCTAACCTGATGGATTCACTGTCTCAGGGGGCTTAATGAAACCTGAGCACCTCAAGCTGCTGAGAGATAAGGACTGGCGACTCAATAACCTTTACTGGATCACCGACAAAGAGGGAAAGCCTACACGCTTCAGGATGACGCCTGAGCAACGTGAGTACTTTGAAGGTATCCACACCCGCAACATCATCCTGAAGGCTCGCCAGCTCGGTTTCACTACCGAAGTCTGCATTATCCAGCTGGACGCCGCGTTATTTGAGTCGGCAAAGTGTGCGCTGATAGCCCATACGCTAAACGACGCCAAGCGCCTGTTTCGCGAAAAGGTTAAGTACGCATACGACAAGCTGCCAGCAGAGATTAAGGCAGCCAATCCGGCGAGCAACGATTCTTCAGGGGAGCTCGTATTCAAGAAGGGCGGATCACTGTACGTCAGCACCTCTTTCCGTGGTGGTACGCTGCGCTACCTGCACGTTTCAGAGTTCGGAAAGATATGTGCCAAGTTTCCGCACAAAGCCCGTGAGATCGTCACTGGTGCGTTTGAGGCGGTATCGACAGGCTGCTTTGCCACAATCGAGAGCACAGCAGAGGGCCGGGCGGGTTACTTCTTCGATTATTGCCAGACAGCAGAGAAAGCGCAGTTACAGGACAAGCCGCTTTCACCGCTGGACTGGAAGTTTTTCTTCTTCTCCTGGTGGAAGAACTCGCAGTATGCATTAAACCCAGTAGAGCCGCTACCAACGCGCCTGGTTGAATACTTCGCTGAGATGGAAGCGAAGCACGGCGTTGTTCTGAACGAGCGCCAGAAGGCCTGGTATCACGCCAAAGAGAAAACACTCGGCGATGACATGAAGCGCGAGTATCCGACTATTCCGGCGGAGGCGTTTCAGCAGTCTGTCGAGGGCGCGTACTATGCCAAGCAGTTCCGCTGGCTCTACACCAATAAGCGGATCGGCCAAATCCCCGATAACTCTCATCTCCCGGTTCATACGTTCTGGGATATAGGCGTGGGCGACTCAACGGCAATCTGGTTCGTCCGTGAGGTCGGTACCGAATTCCACGTTATCGACTACTACGAAAACTCGGGAGAGGGCTTGCGGCACTATATGAAGGTGCTGAAAGACCGCGGCTATGAGTACGGTGAACACTGGGGACCGCACGATATCGATAACCGTGAATTCGGTGCTGATGCCAAATCCCGCAGAGAGCTTGCTAGCGAAGGGTATGAGATCGACGGGCAGGTTTACAGCATGACGTTTCAGGTGGTTCCGAAAGTAGGGGTTGATACCGGCATTGAATCAGTGCGTGAGATCCTCCCGTCCTGTGTATTCGATGAGGATAAATGTGCTGAAGGCATATCTCACCTCGAAGGCTATCGCAAAGAGTGGGACGACAAGCGCGGATGCTGGAAAGATAAACCGCTTCACGACTTCACATCACATGGTGCTGACGGGTTCCGTTACTTTGCTGTAGCGAAGAACAACCATAAACAGGTCGGCGCAATATTTTTCTAAGGAGCACTCAGTGAGTGAATTAAGCACCGTGGAACAATTCCTCGTTAATGCCCTTGCTGATGCTATCGGGCGGCAGCGTATGTTGTACGCAGGCCAGCCGGGGAATACCAAACGCACGAAGCTGTGGGATGAATTTGGTTATCCGAACAACCTTGAATTCGACCGTTACTATCGTGCCTACGAGCGAAACGCCGTAGCTTACGCCGCCATTCATAAGCTACTTGACGCATGCTGGACTGATAACCCGACAATCATCGACGGAGAGGAAGCAAAAGAGGCGACCAAAACTACGGAATGGGAAAAGGCGGTAACGAAGCTGCTCAAGAAGCACTGGCCGAAAATCAAGGATGCCGACCGTCGCAACCTTGTCGGTCGTTACTCTGCGCTGCTCATCCAGTTCCGTGACGGCAGGGAATGGAGCAAGCCTGTAGATAAAATGGTTGTCGCCAGGCTGAAAGATAAATCCATTGTGAAGCTCATCCCTGCATGGGAGTCGCAGGTTAAGCCGGGAAACTTCGACACCGATACGCTTTCAGAAAGTTACGGGCAGCCGGTTTCGTATAACTTCAATGAACAGCCAGTCGGCGATGACGGTACATACGGCCCGGTGCGCGGCGTAACCGTTCACCCTGACCGTATCATCATACTGAGCGAAGGTTCAGAAGATGAAAACATGCTATCGGGTGTGCCTTTCCTGCGCGCTGGCTATAACAAACTTCTCGACCTGGAGAAAGTGTCGGGTGGTAGCGCCGAAGGGTTCCTTAAAAATGCCAGTCGCCAGCTAGGGATAGCTTTCGATAAAGAGACAAGGATGGAAGCGCTAGTCAAGGCCGCGACAGACGCTGGTTATAAAGATCTTGGGGAAGCACTGAACGACAAGGTCGCCAAGATGAACCGTGGCACTGATGCAGCACTGGTTATGCAAGCAGGAACACCTTCCGTGCTCTCTGTTGCTGCAGCCGATCCTAAGCCTACATGGGAAGTCACCGCTAACGAATTCGCGGCTTCAATTCAGTGTCCATTCACCATTCTGTTCGGCCAGCAAACGGGGCGGCTTGCCTCCGATGAGGATAAAACAGACTGGGCGAAGCGCTGTAATGGTCGGCGTTGGGGATTCCAGTCGACGGTAGTTGAAAACATTCTGGAGCGCTTCTGGAATCTTGGCGTCATTGACCCGCCTTCTTCTGGTGAGGTGACACTGGCATGGTCTGATCTGCTAGCACCAAGTGAGAAAGAGAAGATTGCCAATATGCAGGCGATGGCGACTGTGGCTAAAGACACTCAGCAGGCATTCGGCACGCCTGCAGTAGACGAAAATGAAATCCGCGCAGTGGGTGAGCTTGAACCTCGCAAAGAGCTTAAAACTCCCGACCCTGACCAGAAGGTGATTACCGATGATCCTCTCAATCCAGCAGACGAGAATCGGAACGCCGATCGTACCGAGCAACAAGGCTGACCCAACACAGTCATCGCGGCAGGTCAGCCGGATGTTCAGCGACATTGAAGAACGATATCTGAACATCAAGCGCCGTCTTAAAGAGCTTTTCGACATGCGTCTGACCGGGAGGCAGCGAGAAACCAACGGTGAGCGTTCCTGGATGATGTGCAATAACGATGGCGTTGAACCTTCGCTGTATCAGGTCAATGCCTGGACTTACATCTACGACATGTCCGCTGCGCAACTGGCTGACCTGCTTCAGGTTGTGCAAACTATCCTCGATGACTCGCTTCTTGATGGTGGAAGCCAGAATCTGTGGGCGCTTGGGTATGTGGCAGCAGAGTACGAGCGCGGAACGCTGGCAGCGTTTACTAATCTGTCCGTTCAATCATCTGTTTACGAAAGCCAGACTACGCTACAGCAACTACTTTCCAGCCCTGCATATCAGAACCAGATAGCCAGCGCTTACGTTAGCACGTACAGCGACTGGAAAGGCATTAGCGACACTGCACGTGCCGATCTGGCTAATGTCATTGCCGACTCAATCGGTCGCGGCGTTAATCCGCGAGAAACCGCCAGCATCGTAAGCAAGCGGCTTGATGTGTCCATGGCTAAGGCCAAGAACATCGCGCAGACTGAGCAGGTAGGGGCATTACGCGAGGCGCAGTGGAATGAAACGGATTGGGCGGCAGACAGGCTCGGTTTAAATACAGGCCTTTTGCACCTTTCTGCTCTTAAGCCCACAACTCGACAAACTCACGCGTACTGGCATGGCAAGGTTAGGACAACCGAGGCGGTAAGAGCATGGTATGCAGTCGATGGAAACAAATATCACTGCTACTGCGGGCAGATTCCGGTACTGCTCAATGAAGACGGCAGCATATTCAATGAAGGGCTGGCGGATAAGTTGGCGAAAGAGCGTAAGCAGTGGTCCGCGCATTAGACATTTCCATATTAAATATATATAAATCAGCATTAAAATTTTTACGGATGGAAAATAATGCGGAAGATTTTTTCTTGGATCGGAGGGCTCATCGCACTAGCGTCGGGTGTGGTTACGCTTGTTGCTTTCTTTTTTCCACAGTATGTACCAGAGCAAACCAGATTAGCCATTGGGCGCTTTATTGAGTTTATGAAGTTAAACCCATATGGCACTCTTATTACGATTGTGTGCTTGGTACTTTTAGCTGTAGTTTGGATGTTAAGCAGTAAAGTTATAGAGCTTACCAAAGGAACCAAGCTATTCGCCATGTGCGGATTGTACTGGAGCAAAGACAACCAGCCTTTTTGCCCAAAGTGTAAAGAACCAGCTTCAGTGCATGACGATGATGAGTCTTATCGCTGTAATTCATGCGGGAGAATTATTTTTCCCAGTGGCGAGGCGAAACAAATATCCATCACGGAAGCTTTGCAAATAGTAAATTCAAAAAGAGGTCGCTAAGGCGGCCTTTTTTATTGCCTGAACCCCACCAATGAGGCCCATATGAGCGGCGTTTATTTCGAATCGAAGAGGCTTGGCGATATCTCATGCACCCACGTTAAGATCGGCGGCGTCGAAGCCATTATGAAGCAGGTGGGTGATCGCAAAGTCATCAAGTCACAAGGTCGCGGCAATGTCCGCCAAGTAAAAGCTATCGTCAGAGCGTTACACAAAACCATCCAATAACGAGGACCCAGCATGAAACGCAACCGCGTTAACGTGCTGTCCGTCGTCAACTCCGCTTCAAACATCACCACTGAAACCATCGACGGCAAACCACATATCGTGGTTCGCGGCATCACGCCTGTCGTGGACGATATCGTGATGAACCGGAAGTTGTACCCGGCAGCAGAAATCGAAAAGGCCTACAAAACGCTTGAGCGTAACCCGATGCCGCTGGGCCACCCGAAAGTGGATGGCAAGCATGTGTCTGCTCGCGATGTCCGGGCGGTGAATGAATATCACGTCGGCGCATGGCTGCAGAACGTCAGCCACAAAGACGGGAAGGTGAAAGGCGATATGTACGTTAACCGCCAGTACGCCGAATCCAGTGAGAAGGGCAAGCGCCTGATTAACCGGCTGGATGAGATGATCGCCGGCACTAACTCTGAACCTATCCACATCTCCACCGGCCTGTTGTATTCCGGCATCGCCGCCAACGGCGAATCGAAAGGGAAAAAGTACAACGAAATCGCCACCAACATGATGTTTGACCATGTTGCGGTGCTGCTTGATGAGCCGGGCGCCGGTACGCCGAAGGAGGGCGTTGGTATCTTCGTTAACTCAGAAGGTGAAGAGCAACAGATCGAAGTTGCCCGCCTTGCTGATGGTATCGACTGCACCCGCGACGGCCTGCTCAATAAGACCAGGTTCTTCTTTACCAACGCCTCCAACTTTTCCTTCGACGATATCCAGCGCGCAATCAGTGAAAAACTGCGGGATGGTCGTTCTGATGACAACTGGCTGTGGCCGGAGTCGGTATGGCCTGACACTTTCGTGTACCGAGATGATTCCCGTTATTTCAAACAGAAGTACATCATCGACGATGACGGCAAGGCCCAATTCGTCGGCGAACCTGTAGAAGTCGTGCGCAAACAACCTGAGTACGAGATTAAAACCAACGGAGAGAACGATCCGATGAAAGAACTGATTATCAATGCGCTGCAAGCCGCTGGTAAGCCGACTGAAGGCAAGTCCGACGCCGAGCTGATGGACGCTTACAACCAGTTAGCTGCAGAGAAGGCGGTAGCCAAGAAAGACGGCGGGGAAGAAATCGACCCAGCAACTGGCAAACCTAAGAAAAAAGAGCAGGCCAGCAACAGCGAAGAAGCACCGGCATGGTTTAAACCCTTTGCTGACGATCTCGCCGCTGTTAAGTCTGGCCTTACTGCCAACTCTGATAAAGAGAAGGGCGAGAAGCGCGCTGCGGTTAAAGCCAAGTTCCAGCTCGACGATCTGGCAGTCAATGCTCTTGATGGTGCAGCACTCGATGGCCTGTATGCGCAGTGCCAGACCTCTACCGGCCTGAATGGTGCTTTCCGCCAGGCTAACAACAACGAATCTTTCAGCGAAATGCCGGAGTAAAAAATGGCTAAAGACGGGAAACACGTAATTCACGCGGGCGGGATTTTCCCCAACCCGCAACTTAATCGTGAAGGTTCTGCGGCCGCAGCGTTTCTGCCGGGTACCGTCATCTTTTTCAGCGCGGCTAAACCGACACCGTCTGTGGATGGCACTGAAGACGCGATCATCTATGTCGCTAACTACGACTATCTGCGCTGCAAAACAGTTGATGATACCTACGCAATCGGTGACTGGGTAGTAAACATCCAGCCAACACCGGGCGTTTTCCTCAACGTTCGCGCTGCCGCTGGTACCTACACCAAGGGTCAGCCGGTTTCTGTGGCTAATGGCCGCATCAAAGCACTGGCAGCAGGTGAAACCATCTTTGCCTATGTCGAAGAAGACAAGTCCCTGACCGCCGCAGCAGGCGATCTGGTTCGCGTTGTGTTTAAGTAAGGAGAGACTGAATGTTTGTATTTTCGACCCGACGCGCGACTGAGACGGGCAACCTTGAAGCCAACCAGGCGCAGTTTAACGAACTACAACTGGCGCGCAACATGAGTGCCCAGGCAGTAGCTGATTTCGTATCCCGCACCCGCTGGCGCGGTGATGCGGCGAACACACCGGCGCTTGACGCGACGAACGCTGTTGACGATATCCGCCGGCTGTATCGCGCTTACGACCAGACTGTGCTGGCTGAGTTTGAGCCCACAACTGAATTCACGCTGCTTAACGACCTGATCCCGCTTTCCCGTTCGGTTCGCCTTGAAGAATCGGTATACGAATACGCTCGCACTGGCGGCCGCGGCTGGGCTCACACCTCCATGTCGGGCCAGATTGGTGCGGCGCTGGATGCACGCGCGTATACCTTCGACGGTACGATGGTTCCGATCCACGATTCTGGTTTCAAATTCCAGTGGCGTGACCCGATTTTCAATAAAGGTTCCGCTCTGGCTTCTCTGGCTGACGCTCAGCGCGGTTCTGTGGATGATGTTCGTCGCCAGTACGTGGATTACGTCTTCAACGGTTTCCGTGACTCCGCAGGCAATTATATAGCTTTTGATGGCAAGACCTGGAAAGGCGTGAAAGCGGATGAGCGTGTACAGGTCGTTGACCTCAGCGCTTCCGGTCTGAATATCGACTTCACCAGCGGTAGCGCTACGGCTGAGCAAATCCGCAACGCAACCATTGCACTGCGTGACGTGATGAAACTCACCAACCTGCAGTATGCACAGCAGACCTGGTACGTTTCCGGTCAGATCATCACTAACCTGGAGCGTTACTTCAGCGATAACTATCAGTCTGACACCATCCTGCAGGAGCTGCTGAAGCTATCCGGCATCGTTGCCATCAAAGAAGATGCGCAACTGTCCGGCAACCAGATCCTGATTGTTCCGCTGACAGCCGGGGTTATCGCTCCGATTGTTGGTCAGGCAGTCGGTACCGTTGCAGACCCTCGCCAGTTCTACAACAGCGACTACGTATGGCGCACATGGGGCGCGATGGGCCTGATGGTTAAGACCGACATTAACAATCGTAAATCCGTTATCTACGCACACAGCTAAGGGGTATTTATGGCACTGGTAAAAGTTGTTCGAGACAACCTGCTTTCCGGTGCCAATCTCCAGAAGCTGGAGGTTGGCGCGCAGGTTTCGGTAAGCGGTGATGTCGCCAGGCGTTGGGCCGCCGCTGGTCTGGTTGAAATCATTAATGATGACGATCAGACGCTGAAAGTGGCTACGCCGGGTGACGATGCTGCAGAGCAGCAGGATGAATCTGCCACAAAATCGAAGAAGGCGAAATAACTATGGCTGACCCAATCACAGCGGCAGACGTGCAGGCGTTCCTCGGTGAGTTGGGGTACAGCATACCAGGAGCGCTACTGGATCCTATTCTCTGCGTGGTGAACAAAATCATTCCTTGCCTCGATGGCGCAGGGCATGACGAATGCACAGCGAAGCTGATCCTGATGTACGCCGCCGCGCTTATGGCGACGTCGTCCGGTGCTCGCCGCCTAAAATCGCAGGCCGCGCCGTCTGGTGCGTCCCGCTCGTTTGAGTACGGCGATGACGGTATCACTTGGCTGCGCGACTCACTGGTAAAACTCGATACCAGCGGCTGCACTGGTGAACTGCCGATCAGTGCTGGTAATAGTGTCGGGTTCTTCGATGTTGTGGGCAGCTACTGATGGAGTGGGTTAGCTCATCTGAGCGGAAGCCCGGCATGTTCACAAGGGTATGGGTCAAGACTGATACCGGCAGGGAAACCACCGGATACGTTAACTCAATCGGCGAGTGGATCATCAATTGCCCGTCGGTCCGCGCAACCGGTGCTGTCGTAGTTGAGTGGAGGGCATAGTCTTGAGTTCAGTTGCTAACTGGTCTTACACAGCCAAAGCCACCATCTGGCGGAAATTACCAGGCAAAGATGAGTATGGAGACCCGCTTGGTTACGCTGCTCCGGAAATCATCCTCTGCGATTACGAAGGCGGTCTGTCGAAGCGTATCGGTAGCCTGGGCGCTGAAACAGTGGTGAAAAATACTGTGTGGACTGAATTTGCAGGTGCCGGGTCTGGAGATTACCTCCTTATAGGGGCGTCTGCTAATCCAGACCCGGTGGCGGCTGGAGCTGACGAGATTCGTCAGGTTATCCGCTATGCAGATACGTTTGAGCGTCTGGCGGATGATTGGGCATTACTGACGGGGGTGTAGCGTGGGAGTAAAGGTTAGGGGTGTGTGTCAGGTATCGCGAAACATTAATCGTGTCATAAACAATACTCAGCATCGCAAAGTCGCCAGGGCCATTTACTCCGCGCTTAATATCGGGGCATTGCAGGCGGCAGCCTATACGCCAGTCGATACTTCATTTCTGATTAACAGTCAGTTCCGTGAGTTAGTTGTAAATGGCACCCGACTGACTGGTCGGGTTGGATACTCAGCAAATTACGCTGCCTATGTTCATGATCCGTCGATACCGCAAACCTTCAGACTTGCAAGGGCGAAAAAAGAATTCCTCACCAAAGGCTTTGAAGAAAAGCAAAACGAAATTGACGCAGCAGTAGCCCGGGAACTTTCGCTATGACACCGATGATGTTCGAGCGGGTGAAAAATCTCTTTGTAGATGCCGGCCTAACAAGCGGCTTCGATATCCAGTTGCTGATGTACGAAGACCCGCAGGACCTGACGAAAGCCGCCATGGTTTTTCGTCCTGGTGGAGGAACACCGATCCGCAATGACCTTGGCGCTGAGCATTATGTGATGGTTGATGTGATAGGCGCAAAGGACAAACGCGGGGCCGCAACGAATGCGGTTCAGCGAATTGTCGATTACGTTCAGGCTAATCCAATCGCAGATGATTGCGTTGGCTTTATACAGAACATGGGCGGAGTTCCGCCGCCGGTTTTAACCGAAGAGGGGAGATTAGTCTTCCGACTTCAGTTTTCATGTAATTTTGGCGATTAGCCATATCCCCCAAATAACCCGCTCCGGCGGGTTTCTTTTTTATCAAAGGAGTTTTGCTATGGCTAATTGCCCTAATAGCAATGAGCGTTTGTTTGGCGGCGCTGTAGTGCTCGAAGTGGCCGATGGCTGCCCTGATGCGCTGCCGTTAGAGTCGGACTGGATGGCTCTCGCTGCCGGTACTTCGAAAGGCTGGGATTTCTCCCCCAACACCGTTACCAGCGATGCCGATGATGGTGGCGGCTACGTTGAAAGCATCATCACTAACTCGGATTTCACCATTTCTTTCGAGGGTGAAGTGCGTAAGCGTGACAAGCTGGACCAGTACGGCATTGGTAAATTCATCAGTTATTTTGCTGCCGAACTGAAAGCCCGTCGTCAGCCAGGAATTTGGGTTCGAATGGAGTACGGTCCGGTAACTTTCTTTGGCTACATGGTCGTTACTGCGCTGAGCTCTGATGGTGGAACAAATGACATAGTCACTTTTTCCACTGAATTCAAAGTCGGCGACGCCTCTACCATCCAGGTTATCGAAACCGACAGTGTGGCGGTAACAGGCCTGACCGTGACGCCGACTACCAGCACTGGCGCAGCGGGCGGCACAAGCACTTTCACGGTTAACGTTCTGCCAGCAGATGCCAGCAACAAAGACTTTACCGTAGCAACCACGGACGCGACTAAAGCCACTGCAACCGTATCGGGAAACACAGTGACAGTAAACCGTGTTGCAACCGGTACCGCGCAAATCATCGTGGCAACTGAAGACGGTAATAAAGTGGCAACACACACCGTTACGATCACCTGACGGTTATTACAAAGGGTGGCTGAGGCTGCCCTTGATAATAATCGCTAAACGGAATTACCCATGACCCCACTGAAAGAGATTGGTGAATGCCTTATCACCGCCGGAGACGATGAATACTTCTTCCGCCCGTCGTTTATCAACATGACCCGCATCGGCGAGCCCAGGGAGATTGTTCAGGCGTTCTATGACCTGCACCACGATGAAGTGTCTGGTGTGTTGCAGTCGGCGCTGGAGGCGTACGGGCTTATCCCTGTCTGGCTTATCCAGCACATCAAATCGACAAGCTACGGGCGCAAGGCGATGATGGCAGCCATGACGGTGCTGGCGGCGTGCTGTGACCGGGACGTGACGTCCTTAATCGGGGAGATTCGCCCGGCCAAAGCATCAGGTAAGGCATTCAAAATGCGGCGCGGCGCAATGGATGAGTTCGACATGTTGGCAATCGCGCAATCGCTGATCACGCACGGCATCATCGGTAAGGCCAGGGTGCGTAGGCTTCAGCGGCATGAGAGTAACGAATCAACATCGGAGTTCAACGCCTTCGAATACATCAGCGCAGCGAGAAATCGCTTCAGCATGAGCCGGGAAGATGCTGAGAAACTCACCATGACCGAGTTTACACAGCTTCTGGCGGCTAAGTATCCTGACCAGAAAGGCTTCACCCGCGAGGAGTACGACAGCGTGGCTGACGACTTCCTGGCGAAGCAGGCGGCGCGGCGGGCACAGGAATAGACCGAAGCATCAAGGCAGGGTTTTCGTCACCTGACGATTGAGATCAAAATTTCAGCGTTTACCGTTGCGCCTGTGCTATTCCTGGGTAGGATGTTTCACACTTTTACCAATGGGAATAGGGATATGAAAAAGGTTTTGGCGATAGCTTTTTTGGGGTTATTGAGTACAGCAGCTAATGCTGGAACAGAAAGTACTGGTGCGTGGGTAACGAAATCTAAAACCAATAAGATGACAGATGAAACAGATTTTGTTGCTTTAAATACGTCGTCCGATACATACAACAAAGATGGATTAACACGTGAAACAACCCTAGTTCTGCGATGTGCCAGCAACAAAACAGATGCGTACTTATCTTTCCACGACTTCATGGGTTCTGATGATCCATATATCACAATGAGACTCGATGGCGGGAAGCCTACCAAAAAATTATGGGGTGGTGGGGAGGGGGGCGACGCAGCGTTTTCCCCACAGGCAGTATCTTTTATCAAAGAGCTTTCCAAACATAAGAAGGCAATATTTGGATTTGAGCCTTACGGCTCGACCATGCAAGTTGTCGAATTTGATTTGACCGGCATAGACAAGGTTGCCGAAAGCCTTTCCGAGGCGTGTAAGTGGAAATAATTATTCAATAAGAACAACCCTCCTCGGAGGGTTTTTTTATGTCAGGAGATAAATAATGGCTGGCACTGTTCATGCTGGAAGCATCGTATACGAAGTTGATATCGACACAGCCCGCCTAATTCAGGGGCGTCGTGATATTGATGCGGCTCTCAATGGTCTGAATAACGGAATGGGCCGCCTTGAGGAGAGCGTAAACCGCACCGAGCGATCTGTGGCGAATATGGATCGCGCCATGTCCAGCCTAAGTGGAGTAGCTCGCGGTCTTTTGGCTGCATTGTCTGTGCAGCAGGTGGCAAGTTATGCCGACGCATGGACAACCCTCAATAACAAACTTGCAAATGCGGTACGCCCACAGGAAGAGCTGGTTGATGTGACAACGCGAGTTTTCGAGATTACACAGCAAACCAGAAGCAGCCTCGATGCCACTGCCACTTTGTATGCCCGGCTTGAGCGAGGTACGCGCGAATACAACACCTCCGCCGCAGATCTGGCTAAGCTGACGACCATCATTAACCAAGGTTTTGTGGTGTCAGGCGCTACGGCGCAGGAAGCAGAAAACGCGATTATTCAGCTATCACAGGGCATCGCTTCCGGTGTTCTGCGTGGCGAGGAATTTAACTCTGTATCTGAGCAGGGTAGTCGGCTGATGGTGGCTCTGGCTGATTCTCTCGGTGTAGGTATCGGTCAGCTTCGCGCTATGGCTGCTGAAGGAAAGCTGACGACTGATGTAGTTGTTAATGGGCTGCTTTCGCAGGGAGACGCGATAGGGAAAGAGTTTGCGAATACGGTCACCACAATCAGCCAGGCAATGCAGACTGCCGGTAATAACATCACCAAGTTCTTCGGCGAAAACTCAACGGTAAAATCTTTCGTTAGCGCCTTCAACAGTTCGGTAGTGTCAGTTAGTGAAAATATTGAGGGATTGAGCGCAGTCCTTGCAGCGGCCGCTGTTCTCATGGGTGGTCGGTATGCTGGCGCGCTGGCGCTGGCTACAGCAGAGAAAGTTAAAAAAGCAATTGCCAGCAGGGATGAGGCTATCGCTGAAACACAGGCTGCTCAGGCCGCAGCGAACAAAGCAAATGCGGATTTACGGGCTTCGGCAATTGCTAAAGAGCGCGCCCTTGATGAAGTCCGTCTTGCGCAGATGATGAAGGCAACCGCCTTTGATGCCGCCAACCTTGCGGCAGCGGAAACGCGCCTTTCAGCGGCTCGTGTCGAAGCAGCAACATTAACGGATAACTACAATCGAGCCCTGGCAGCCAACGCAATTGCACAGGACGCAGCTACAGCAGCAGCGAACCGATCTGCTATATCGATTAGAAGCCTTGGGGCAAGGGCTCTTGGGCTTATTGGCGGCCCTGTAGGGTTTGCGACAATCGCAGCAGCTGCAGTCTTCTATTTCTCGCAGAAAGCAAAAGAGGCTAGGGATGATGCCAACAGGCTGGCCGACAGCGTCAATGAACTTGGCGCTAAATTTCAAACTATGTCACAAGCACAACTTGCAGCCTCGATTGCTAAGCTAAATCAAAGTATACCGGAATTGAATGGCGCAGTTGATGAGGCTCAAAAGAAATTCGATTCGGTAACGGCTGCTGTGGCAAGGCAGAGAAAAGAGATTGCTAACTGGGGAACAAATACAACCCGCGGACGTCAGGCAGTAACTGCGTTAGGTATTGAGCAAGATCGGCTAGCGATTGCATCAGGTGATCTGGAAAAGGCGCAAACCAGACTCAGTCAGACCCTAAGTGCCATAAATATTGGTCGGGCCACTTTAAATGGAACAATGCGGCAAGGTATCGACCTTTTGCGCCGCGACGGCCAGGAAACTGGTATTGCTGCCGGGATGATGAAGCAGCTTGGTGAGATGACTAACTTCGCTGCGAAAGCTAAGCAAAACTTCAACTCCTCCAGCCTTAAAGTCGAGCGAACGAAAAATATCCAGGAATACCTCGACAAGCAACTTGAACAAATTGAGCTACAAAGCGAGTTCAACGACAAGAAGCGCGCTCAATTAAAGGCCGAACAAGAGATCAGAAATCTTGGCGGCACTGATGCAGACATCAACCTTGCGCGTGAGCGTGCTGGCGTTGAGTTCGACGCAGAGCAGGCAATTGCTAAGCGAAGGAAAGAGCAGAAGCAGGCAGAGCAGCAGGACAAGCGTTCTGCCTCAGCCGCAGAGTCCGACGCTCAGAAGCTTCAGAAACTGAAAGAGGCATCCGAATTAACTGCTGACTCCACGGATCAACTGAGCCGCGCTCAGGCAATCCTCAATGCACAAAACTCGCTTAGCAAAAGCGCTAGTCCCGATATGATCAAGCAGGCTGGAGACTATGCTGCGAAGAAGTGGGATATAGCGAACGCCATTAAGGCCCAGGCTGCGGCAGAGAAACTATTGCCCGAATCTCGGGAGAATGCAAAGTATCAGGAAGATGTCCGTGATCTGGAAACTGCGTTATCGGCGAAGAAAATAAGCCAGGAGCAGTACAACGACACCATCGAACAACTGGAACAGCAGCATCAGGTTAATATCGCAAAAATCAAGGCCGATCAGGCGGTGACGCCACAAATGGAAGCGGCTGGTTCAGTTGATCCGGTTACGCAGCTTGCCAACGAGAATGCAAAGAAGCTGGCACTCATCCAGCAGTTTGAAGCTGATAAAACCATCACAGAGCAGCAGGCTATTGCTCTACGTAATGCGGCAAACACCCAGTTCGAGCAACAGAGGATTGCGGCTCAGTGGGAAATTTATCGCAACCAGAGCGAGGGAAACGAACTGCTGGCCGCGTCGCTGGAAGGGCTTCAGGGTGGCGCTTCAAATGCATTAACCGGTCTCATTAACGGCACTCAGAGCTTGCAGGAGGCAATGGCTAACGTTGGCTCAACAATCTTAAACAGTGTTATCAGTAGCCTGGTTGAAATGGGAATTCAGTGGGTTAAAAACCAACTCATGAGTCAGGCAGCCGCCGCCGCTTCTCTTACATCGACTATGGCACAGGCTACCGCTGCTGCTTCAGCATGGGCTCCAGCCGCCATGAGTGCCTCCATTGCTACATATGGATCTGCTGCGGCGGTAGGGCAGACAGCATATGCTGAATCCCTTCTCGCTGCTAAGGGTCTGGCTGTAGCAGGCGCTCGTGAACATGGCGGCCCTGTGTCAGCCAATTCAATGTACCGCGTTGGTGAAGGTGGGAAGCCTGAAATATTCAAGGCCAGCAACGGCAGCCAGTACATGATACCGGGTGATAATGGTCGGGTTATTAGCAACAGTGATATGCAGGGCGGCGGCAGTGGCGTAGGTGGAGTAGTTCAGCACATCACTTTCGAAATAAATACCACTGGAGGCATTGACCAGGCAACCATAAAGCAGATGGAAGGGATGATGAAGCGGGTCGCTTTGTTCCAGATTAATTGACCTGCCCCCAGGATTAGATACAACCTTCAGTTAGTAATGTCGGTTGGTTTTTCTTCATATTTCCCGTTTCGCC